CGCACTGATACAGGGCGTATCTATCTAGTGTTCATTGACAATGTGATGAATCAAGGACCATTTGATCCTGAATACCACACCATTTACCAGAGTAACCTTTGCTGTGAAATTTTACTTCCTACTAAGTCTTTTAAGCGCCTCGACGATGCTGATGGTCGTATTGCCCTTTGTACTCTTGGCTCAATTAATTGGGGAGCCTTCCGTAACCCAGAAGACATGCGCCGTGCTTGCCGCATTTTACACCGCAGTCTTAACAATATTCTTGATTACCAAGACTTCTTAAGTATTCAAAGTAAGTTAAGCAATGACGAGATACGTCCGCTGGGCATAGGTATCACCAACCTGGCATACTGGCATGCCAAGCGTGGTTTAAAGTATGGTGAGAAAGATGCGCTGGCAGAAGTCAAGAGCTGGCAAGAGCATCAGAGTTTCTACTTAACAGAAATGTCAGTAGAGCTGGCTAAAGAACGTGGCAAGTGTTTAGGATCAGACCAAACACGTTACGGCCAAGGTAAGTTTCCTTGGGAGCTTCGAGCCAACGGTGTAAATGAATTAACTAACTTTACTCCAGAACTTGATTGGGAGCCGTTACGTGCCGAGATGATACAATACGGAGTTCGTAATGCAACTAATGGTGCAGTTGCACCTGTTGAATCGAGCAGTGTTGTTATCGGTAGTACTAATGGTATTGAAATGCCTATGAGCTTGATCAGTACTAAAGAAAGTAAAGCAGGATCGTTTACTCAAGTAGTACCTGAATACCATAAGCTGAAGAACAAGTATCAATTGATGTGGGAACAGAAGGACTGCGAAGGATATATTAAAACAGCGGCTGTGATTGCAGCCTATACTGATCAAAGTATTTCAACTAATACATTCTATAATCCTGCACACTTTCCAGATAGAAAAGTGCCAACTACATTGATTGCTAAGAATCTAATGCAGGCTCACATGTGGGGATTGAAGACATTCTACTATAGTCTAATCAATAAGAAAGGTAGTAAGGCAGAGGATGAAGAAGCTCCAACAATGCTAGCGCCAATTAATTTTGACGAGGAAGAAGATTGTGAGTCGTGTAAATTATAATATTGAGAAAATAAATGGCATATAGTAATAAGGTAATTGATCATTATGAAAATCCCAGGAATGTCGGATCTTTTGATAAGAGTGATACTAGTATTGGTACTGGTATGGTCGGTGCCCCTGCTTGCGGAGATGTTATGAAATTACAGATAAAGGTAGATCATGATACAGGTATTATTACAGATGCAAAATTTAAAACGTATGGCTGCGGATCGGCTATTGCAAGCTCGAGTCTTATCACAGAATGGGTCAAAGGTATGCACATCGATCAAGCCGGAGCAATCAAAAACTCCGACATTGCCGAAGAGTTAGCCTTACCGCCAGTTAAGATCCACTGTTCAATTTTAGCCGAAGACGCTATTAAGGCAGCAGTAGCTGACTATAAGAGCAGACATGATAACCATAACTGAAGAAGCGTCTAAACATATTATTCAAAATTTGTCTAAACGAGGCAAGGGCGTTGGTATTCGAATTGGCGTGAAAACTACTGGTTGCTCTGGACTAGCATATGTGTTAGAATACGTAGATAATATGGAATATGAAGAAGGTGTTATTAACTATGCACAGCCTAAGTTTGCTGTGCTAGTAAGTTTAAAAGATGAACCATATTTAAAAGGCTTAACTATGGATTGGGTGCGTAATGGCCTCAATGCAGGTTTTGATTTTATAAACCCAAATGAACGCGATCGTTGTGGTTGCGGAGAAAGTTTTAGAGTATAGGAAAATAAATGTTAGAAACAATATGCGATATTATGGTAGACGCTTACAAACGCAACTGGATTACCAGTCGTGATGGCAATGTCTCAATTCGCCACCATGATCGTGATCACTTTTATATTACACCGAGTGGTGTGCGTAAGCAAACTCTACAACCAGATCAATTTAAAAAGATCAGCATTGATAAAAGTATCCACAGCGGATACGGTAGTGCAGCCTTCAACTACAGTTGGAGAGATTTGCCCTATACTGATATTAGCAAAAATTTAGTACCAAGTGGAGAGATACCATTACACTTTGGCCTGCAACGTGAAATGGGTCAACATGCTGGCGAAGTTCGTGTAGTAGTGCATGTTCATCCTACTTATTGTATTGCGGCTATGCATGCCGGTATCGATTTGAGCACTATCAGCGATGCTTTTCCAGAACTCAATCGCTACACTCGAGTAGCACCCAATGTAGGCGATGTGCCCCCGATCAGCCAAGAGCTTGCAGACCAGTGTCATAAGATGTTACAATTAGATAGAGACGGTAACATTGCCTATGACATCGTAGGAATCAAGGGACACGGGGTTGTAGCAATTGACACGTCGCCATGGCGTGCCTATGAACACATTGAACGACTAGAGCACATTTGTAAAATTGTATTAGCAAGTGGAAAGTAAACATTTTGCATGGTTGCCTACTAAGGTCACTAGCGGAAAACGTGTATGGCTAAATACCTTTTACCAACATAAACTATTGTATGATACAAGTACTGGTCGGCCTCCGTTAAATGGTTTGTATTTTAGTTGGACTGAAACAGCAAGCGAGCGCACTTGGCGTTTATTAAAAAATAACTAGAGAGAAAAATGTCAAAAGAACAATATAACCTATCAACTAAAACAGATTATCTAAGTCGTAAGATGTTTCTGGACCCGGCTGGCCCAGTAACTATTCAGCGATTCGAGGAAGTGAAATATAAAAAGATTGCCGACCTTGAAGCTACTGCACGTGGTTTCTTTTGGCAACCCGAAGAAGTAAGTCTAACAAAAGATTCAAACGATTTTAAGGATGCAAGCGATGCAGTTAAACATATTTTTACTAGCAACTTATTACGTCAGACAGCACTTGATAGTTTGCAAGGTAGAGGGCCAACGCAGGTGTTTACTCCTGTGTGCTCCTTACCAGAAGTCGAAGCCCTAATGTACAACTGGGGTTTCTTTGAAACAAACATTCATAGTAAATCATACAGTCACATTATTCGCAACATCTATAACGTGCCTAAGGATGTATTCAACACTATTCATGATACTAAGGAGATCATTAGCATGGCTTCTAGTGTTGGGTTATATTACGACACGCTACATCGAATTAACTGTCGCAAAGAAATCGGTGAAACTGTAACAGAACACGAACACATTAAGGCTATCTGGATGGCGCTCAATGCCAGCTATGCCCTAGAAGCATTCCGATTTATGGTTAGCTTTGCTACAAGTTTGGCAATGGTTGAGAACAAGATCTTTATCGGCAACGGCAACATCATTAGCCTAATCCTACAAGACGAACTGTTACATAAGGGATGGACCGCCTACTTGATCAATCAAGTAGTCAAAGAAGATCCACGTTTTGCCCAGGCTAAGATTGAGTGTGAAGCAGAAGTATATGCCATGTACATGGATGTTATTCGAGAAGAAAAAGATTGGGCTACCTATCTATTTAAAATGGGTCCAGTGATCGGCCTGAATGCTAATATTTTGAGAGACTTTGTAGACTACACCGCAGTCGGTGCTCTCAAAGATATCGGTATCAAGTACCATGCCCCTGCTCCTAAGTCAACACCTATTCCATGGTTCAACAAACATGTGGATACTAGCAAGAAACAGTCTGCTCTACAAGAAACAGAAAGCACTAATTACGTCATTGGAATTATGAGCGAAGTGCTAGATTATGATGAACTACCAAATTTATAAGGAAATAAAATGAAGGCTGTTGTATGGAGTAAAAATCAATGCCCCTATTGCGATCAAGCAAAGGCACTACTCAAACATAAAGGTATCGAGTTTGAAGAAAGAAATGTAAGCAAAGATTGGACTAAGGAACAGTTATTAGAAGCAGTGCCCAATGCCAGAACTGTACCTCAGATCTTTTTAGATGATAAATTAATAGGCGGGTTTACAGAACTCAGAGAACACTTAAAAGGATAATCATGTTAATTACTAAAGGCGTAGCAGTCGGTGAAGTAATCACCTTAAAACTAACAAGCGGTGAAGAATTAGTAGCCAAATTAGAAGAAGAAACAGATGTGTATTATAAACTATCGCATCCGCAGGTGATCGGTATGGGCGAGCGCGGCCCTGGTCTAATGCCTTACTTGTTTACTGTTAGTCCAGATCGAGATATTAAATTATCTAAGATTACAGTTACAGTTGCAGAGCCAACCGATACGCAGTTTGCCAAACAATTTATTGAAGCTACATCTAAAATTAAATTAGTCTAATATTATGCCGGCAATAGCAAGATTAAATGATCCAACAACAACCGGACACGGATGTGATAGTACCACTACAGTAGTGGGTCCAACAGGGGCCACTGCTAAGGTCTATGCTAATGATATTCCAGTAGAATGTAAAGGTAATCCTACTAATGCACATACTATTCCATCTGGGTCAGCATGTGTTCCACACGATGCAGTTATTAATGTTGGATCAGCTAACGTGTTTATAGCCAATATACCTGTTGCTAGGGTAGGAGACTCAACTGACGGCGGAGCTATTACTGCCGGATCTCCTACAGTATTTGCCAATTAGTTAGACATTTATTTTTAATGGTCGTATACTTAATATAAGTACTCTGTACTCAACACAAAGGAATAATAAAATGGCTACAAATAAACACTCAGAATTTACAGCAATCGTAGAAGCAATGGAAGCAGACTTCGAAAAGTTTTATGACAAGGAAGTTGGCGCAGCCGGCACCAGAGTTCGTAAAGCATGTCAAGATCTAGCCAAACTGTGCAAAGAAACTCGTAACGATGTTACCGCAGTTAAAAACGCACGTAAAGAACCAAAATAATTACAAAAAGCACACCCATTTAAGGTAAATCAAAACTAGTTGACATTTTCCAAAATAGGCAGTATAATTAATACTTGTTTATAAATTAGGAATCTGTTATGAGTATGCACTTAGAAGGTCCGTGGCTAAGTACCACTGGCAAGCAAAAAGGCAAAAAGAAATGGGCTAGTGCCGAGCATAAGCGTAAGGCCGAACAGGCAGACGCAGATTGGAAAGCCCTACAGAAAAAGTGGGGAGTTGAAGCAGAAAACAAAAAACGTACTTGTGCGTTAACTGCCGAAACTTTCAAATCAACTCCTAGTTATCGAAGAGAGACTCCACACATTGCTAGCCTAAACAGTGAGCATGTGTGCGGAGTTGCAACATTGCCGCCTGCAAAAGTATATACAGGTACTATGGTAAAAGGCATTGCAACCATGCATAAGAGTAATGCAGTGCCGGTTTTTAGCAACGAAGAAGCTATTTCTATCTCCAATATGAGGAGAGGATAATGGTTAGAAGTAAACATAGTAGTTTTACTTTGTTTTGTAAGGATAACTACTTATTGTTCCGAAAGATTTTCGAACAACCTTATTCTAGGAGAATAAAAAGAAGCCAAACATTAACAATGACGGTACTAGCTATACCTCATCCAGCGTAAAGGAGACAACAATGATACGCATTATCAAAATAGTAATATTTGCCCTAGCTCTGCTAGCGGTAACATCAGTCGGGTATAAAGCAGTTAATTATAAATTAGATACCCTTAAAACAGTTCGTGAACAAGTAAGTCCGATTACGGCACAGATGAGGCAAAAACAATTAGATTGTCTAGCCCGTAACATATATCACGAGGCAGGTGGCGAACCATTCGAAGGTAAGGTTGCAGTTGCCCAGGTCACTATAAACAGAACAGAAAGCGGAGACTTTCCATCTGATATCTGTCAAGTAGTATACCAAAAGAATATAATCTACGAAAAAGTACTTTGCCAGTTCAGTTGGTACTGTAACAGCGCATCTGTAAAGAAGCCTATGAACGGGCCTGTTTATGTAGAAAGTATGGAAGTGGCGAAAAAGGTTCTGTTAGAAGGATTTAGACTTCCATCAGTTAAAGATGCACTATACTTCCACGGTGACTATATTAGTCCAGGTTGGAAAAGAGAAAGAGTGGCTAAAGTTGGCCGACATATTTTTTACAAATAAGGACAGACATGAACATTGAAAAGATTAAAACTGGTATTCACGATCTATTTGACTTAGATTTGTGGGTTAAGAATGTTAAAGAACATGCTCCTCACGTTTCAGCTGAAACTATGGGATGGATTGCAATTATTTTAATGCATCTAGCTACAATACCAACCTTAGTTGCAGTACTAACTGGCTTAACTGATAAGATGCCGCCAGTTGATATGGTGCTATTTGCATGGACTGGATTATTTTGCTTCTTTGTTAAAGCTACTATCCAAAAAGATGTATTAAATATTGTTACAATTGGGTTTGGCTTCTTCATCCAAGCGGCCTTGTTAGCATTGATTGTGTTCAAGTAACGATAAATATTAGATATTAAGGAGCATAAAAATGCCATCAGGATTTCAACAAGACAGCAATCAATTAGCACCAGCGTTTTATCGAGTAGTATGGGTAGCAAGTACCGGTACATACCCAAGTACAGATGCTACAACAAATGGCGCAATTTCGCCTAACTCAGCAGATAGCTTTGCTACACCTACAACTACTTTAGCTAAAGGTACTGCACGGGCTCGAGGTAATATGCGCTTCCGTAATGTAATCAATAGATTAACCGGACTGGCAGATTGCCAAATTTTAGATATAGAAGTAACTGGCGATACCAACGGAGATGCACAAGCTACTGGCCTAGCATTTACTGTAAGATTTGACAGAGATGCAGGTGTGCTAGATGCAGTCAAAGGTCTTGTAGGTGCTCCTTACCTAGCAGTTGACGGTTCTACTACTATCACTACTACACTACTAGCAATTAAAGATCAATTTGTTAGAGGGTTCAGAGATACAACTACTGCGACAGCCCGTGTATTTGATGGTTCTGGTGATTATCAATTATCAGTAACTCTTGCGGCGCCAGACACTGGTGCTGATATCTGGGCAGACACTACAGTTACGCTACTTGATGGCACTGAATTAGTATCAACAGTCTAATAGGATTTTAATGATACTTGCCTGGTTACTACTTCTCACCGGATTAATAATTTCAGCAGTCGCAATCTACTATTCTGTAGTAGGTTTGGCTGCTATTTTCTCCGCCGCGGTAATTCCTATTATAGTAATGGGATCCGCATTAGAAGTGGCCAAATTAGTATGTGCTAGTTGGCTTAAAGAAAATTGGGAACGTGCTCCTGCGCTTATGAAAACATACATGACTGTTGCAGTCATTGTGTTGATGTTGATCACTTCAATGGGTATCTTCGGATTCCTAAGCAAAGCACACAGCGATCAAAGTCTAGTAAGCGGTGATGTACTGTCAAAGATTAGCATATTTGACGAAAAGATTAAAACGGCCAAGGACAATATTGATGCAAATCGCAAGGCACTTAAACAGATGGATGAGGC